TTTAATAGCCTTAGTTGCAGCCTCTAGATGTTCAGGTTCGATTTTAGCTAGATCCTCTAGTTGGTCAGTTAAGAATAGAAGACCAGCAACAAAGACAGCAATACCTAGTGATTGTGCCCAATTCATACCACTTGTTCCTATTTTACCTTTAAATCCAACACCTAATTCCAAGCTAGCAGTAAAGGACATAGCCGCTATAGCGAGTGTTAATGAACGCACTATACGATTAATAGTCTTAACTCCTCTATCGATTTGAGATGGTTCTAACTTATTAATTTCATCAAAGCTATCGATAATTAATTTAATACCTTCTGCAAATGCTAAGATAGTAGCGGCAAGACTCCACTTAGTACCACCTGTTGTAAATTTAGCACCCATTTGTGGTAGCCCTGTGAATATTGCTTTCTTACCGATTTTGAACGTACCAGCAGTACCATCAGTACCAAGAGTAAGAGTCGCAGTCATTAGCATAATAGCATTTCGAATAGAAGCTGCTATCTTTCTAATAACATTCATAGCGCTGTCAATTTGTTCAGGTGAGTACTTGTTAATGATTGCAAAGCTATCGACAATATCACCAATAGCTTTACTTAATGAAAGAATAGTACCAACGGTACCAAAGTTTACACTGCCCCATTCAACATTAACTAGTCCTGTTTTGAAGAACTCAAACTTACCACTCATAAGTGCAACTGCACCTGAAATAACAGCAGCAAGACCAGCCAATTTGAGTAATCCAGTATCATACTCTTTACCATCTATTGCGGCAAGTGGTTTTAATATATCTACACAAGCTTTAAGTACTTTACCAAGAGCATAGATAGTAAACGCAGTACCCATATCAGCTTTAGATAGACCTGAAAGCCATGTTGCTCCAACTATTTCAGTAAGGACTGCTCCCATACCAATAACACCTTGTAGAATTTCACCCCAACTCATTTCAGCAATTTGCTGGAACGGTTTGATAATCATTAGCAAAGTTGCACCTAAAGATACAAGCATTGTTGCTGTACCAATTTTCTTAGCAAGCTTATTAACTTCATCCAGTCCAAGAGCATCAACAACATTACCCATAATCCCTTTAGAAGATGTAGATCCGAATTTCCTTTGGGCATATTTTATCGTTGTATATGCTCCTACAAGAATTGTAGCCATAGAAGCCAAAGTCATAACTGCAGGAAGAAGTTTATTAGTTGGGATTGTAGAAATTACAAATAACGCACCTGACATAAGAAGTAAAGCGGTTGCTATTTCTCGAATAGATTTAGCTTTGATTTCTTTTTGATATGATTTTAGAACGCCACCAACGGCAACTAACACATCAGAAATACCTTTAGGAATTTTAGAAAATGAACCAACGGCATTGCTAAGTTTATTAAGAAGTCTGACAAGTGATAATAGAGTACCTGCTTGGATGAGGTTTGACAGTGTTTTACTGTTAGCAAAATCTGAAATCCATTTTCCTAAATTAACAAGACCCTCACCAATAAAACCAAAAACACCGCCAATAGTTTTTCCAACGCGTGTAAACGTATCACCAATACCAACAAATATAGATTTAATAAATTCTACTTTAGAAGAGAAATCTAGATTATCGACAAAGTTTTTAAGCCATCCATCAACAGTTTCTATAGCTTTACCAAAAGATAAAGTTTGCTTCTTAAATCCAGAAATCATTGCTTTCCAGTCGATACGTAGAAAGTTTTTAAGAAAATTTCCTAGTTGTCCCATTTTTGTTGTAAGGACTTTAGACTCAGAACCGACACCTCTAAGTCCTGCAATGAAATCTTTAAAGTTAAAGAAGTCTCCTAATTTGGTACCTAAAGATTTAAACGTAGAAGTGAGAGCTTTAATTGGACTCTTACTTTGTATGATGGCTTCGGTGTTCATTTTGAATTTGGATGCAGAATCCATCAATTTCTTACCTAGCTCATCTACTTTACGTCCTAATCGTTCGGTTATAGGTATGTTCTCTTCCATAGATTCAGACATACCATCTAGCTCATCAGCATAGACTGTAGACCCAAAGAGTAGTTTGCCGAATAAACCAGCGCCCGATAATAAGATTCTTGAGGCAAATCCTGCAATTCGTCCCATAACATCATATACACGGTTTGCTTCATCCCATACGGCTGATAATACTTTAACTACACCTTTAAGAACTGTTCCAACTAATGCTATTGGTGCTAATAAAGCTTCCCAATGGTTAGCCAACCCTGTAAGGATTTTTCCGCCAAAGAACCCTACAATATGGGCGCCAAATTGTACAAACGTATTAATAACAGTACCTGTTTTAACTATTATTAATTCTAGTAGTTCAGCAAAGTAATCCCAGAACTCATGTATAGTGTCGCGTAATGCTCTAAATATTTTAATCATAGGTGATGTATTAACATATTTACCTAGTGATGCAAGTCCATCATATACTATATTGAACAAGCGAGCAAGACCACCTACTAAGTCGATAACCATCTTGATCAAGTTGTCTGGGATAAGTGTATCTAATACTTTAAATAATCCACCTAGAATAGACATACCTATTTTAACTGTTCGCCAAAAAGCGGTAAATATCTGATCTAAGGCAAATGCTGAGATACCAGATCCTTTAATCTTTTCAGTAAGAGTATCAAATAAGTTTATGAATCCTTGTGCCAATGAGAATTGACTATCTGGAAATACATTCTTAAATGTTATTTTAAGTCTGTCGAAGACGAGTGTAAGTTTTTCCCAAGCCGCTTTAAAAGTCTCAATGACGTGAGCACGACCTTCAAGTTGATTAAATACTGATGCCACTTGGGTCATAGCGTTAGGGATAAATGAAACAACATTTTGCATTATTTCCCCAACTGGAGTCCAAATAGCAACGGCTTCATCACCTTTACCAACTACTTCAACCCAGAATTTAGACCAAGCATCTGATACAGCTTCTTCAGTTGCTTCAAGAGCTTCTTTAAAAGTATACAAAGATGCAGCCTGTTTAACCAATTCAGGGTCGTTGGCATATTCAGTCAAAGCAGCCAACATAACATCGTTATTGAACCATTGACCTTCACTTAGTCGTTCATTGAACAAATAGTTAACCGCTTCATCGTTAAGTTCGCCATAAGCATCAATCGCTGCTTCAATTTCTCCTGTAACATCGCCTTGAGCTAAAGCCATTTCAACAATAGTATCCTTAAACTTCTTAGTTGCCATGTTTGCATTTTGAATTTGTCTCCAGTTTTGCAAGTTCATGTAGCCCATTTGCATGGCTTGTTCAACAGAAGTTTGAAGAGTACGGTTAAAGTCAGCAGTAGATGCAGAAGCAGAAGCTGCCAAGTTACCCCAACCTTTTAAGGCTACAGCTGATTCATCCAATCCGATACCTGCATTTACGAATTGTGCTGTAGCGGCATTCATTTCTTGTGATGAATAACGAGTAGTCTTAGCGTATTGTTCCAAATCACGCATTACTGCAGTAATATGATCAGTTTCGCCCTCTCCCAACGCACTTACCAACATACGAGTTGAATCAAGTTCTCGTTCGTATTCTTGATAACCTTCAATAACAGGAGCAAGTGTCCATTTATTGAGGAAAGAGCCAGCTGTTTGAATTGCTTTTGTAGCAATATTTCCTAGAGCCACAGAAGCTGCACCTTCAAGAATAGAAAATGCTTTACTAGTTCCTGAAATTGCATTTCCTAATTGCCCCATACCTTGAAAAGCTTCAGAAGATCCAGAAATGATAGCTGAGAAATTTCCATTTTGATTTAGTTCAGACATGGAAACCGCAGCCTCACTTGACTTCTTGCCAAGACCAGCAATATGGTCTTTCAGGGTAGAAACAATAGGAATTTTATCTAGCAAATTACTGAAATGTGTTTTAACATTTTCAACAGCGCTAGAAATTTTTTCTAAACTATCGGTCTTGATATGAGATAGCTTAGATTGAAAACTCTCGACGTCTTTGACTGCTTTTTGCAATCCAGATACGAGTTCTTTTTTATCAAGTCCAATTTGGACTATCTTACGCTCAATAACTTCACTAGCCATATCTACCTCCTTCTAATCTTTCTAGCCAATTCTTTAGCTGTATCATCTACAACTGGGGTTATAAAATCATTAGGAGGGACATAGCCACCATTACGTGTACCGTGGCCTTGTTTGATAAGGATAACAAGAGGAGTACCATCTTTAATGGTTTTAGAATTTGAATAAACAATGTCTAAACCGTTATCACTTTCAGTTACATCCATTTTCCAAGCGGCTGCAGTTTCACCAGTACGCTTAGGTGTGGCTTCAACCATTTTATTTAAACCACGTTTNCCAACGTCTTNGAAAGTTGAACGCAATTTCGCAGAAGAATAATCATCGAGAATACTCATCAACCCTTTCGATTTACCTCCTCGTGAAGATACTCCGATTTTCATGAGATTACTCCTTCTAGCATAGTTAGCCGTTTGTACCTAGTTCGGCTAAACGTTTTTCATTAAGAGCATGCTGTTGGGCTAATATTTCCCTTTCAGTCATTTTCTTCTTAGGTTTGTTAAATTCTCCAATAACGGCAACTAGTTTCATTAATCTATGAATATTCCACTTATCACATTCGAATGGGATTCGAGCATTAGCCATATAAGCATAGATAACTTCGCTAGTCATGATAATTCTCGAGTTATTATCATTATCGTCACTAGAGATTGTAGTAGCTGTAGGTTCGTCTTGCATATATTCAAAAATTTCGAGTATATCCTCTTGAGTTAACGTATTAACATCGAAATTGTCATCTAAGTTCATGAATGATACATAATCAATCATTTCTTCAGCCGTCTTTTCTTTATTAGTAAAGAATGGCTTTTTATATTTAGACTCCCATAAAGCAATGGCATAAAGAGAGTGTTCGAAATGGTATACAACACCCTCTTGACGAACCTTAACAAAACGGTTTTGTTCTTCATCGAAGTACTCACCATGTTCGTGTGGAATCAATTCCAACATACCATTACCTCCACAATCAACTATTTACGTTTGTTATTATGGTGTTGGTTACGTTTTTGTTTTCCACCAGTTGCTAAAGCTTTCATTTGTTGGTTAGTTTTAGCATTGGCTGGTTTACCTTCTGCAACGATTGAGCTCCAGAAACTTTGAGCGAAATCTGGTTCTGTAATGAATTTAAGGAATAATTCCCCATATGCTTCAGAAGCAATAAACGCATCACGGAAATCAGCAGATTTAACAAATAGACCATCTGGTGTACGTTGACCAACAGCATCATGAATAATAGATTCAAACAAATTAAGAATACGATCTGAATCACCACTATCGAGAATTGAACGCACATATTTTTCCCAATCTTGTTCGCCAGAACGAGCCATAATACGAAGCACTTCAGCTTTATTCAAGTGGAAGTAAAAATCACCTTCAACTTGTTCGTTAGTCATAATGTCAAGATATTTAATAGTTTGTTTAATCATTTTGAATTTCTCCTTATTCCTATATACCCTTTTATTATATCTGTCCACGCTAAAACCTAGTGGAACCCGCCCCTGTCCCAGATATAATCTAATTAATGAAATTATCCGCCAATTCCGCCGAGGATTGTAATCAATTCAGCAGGAGATGGAAGTTTTGGTGCTTTAGACTCTGTACCATAGAGAGTGTTTTCCAAAGTTTTAAGAATCTCTGGATCTGTATCAAGTGATGAAACGATAAGGTGAGCGGATGGTTTTGCACCTGGAACGTCTACTGGAAGAGTTGAGAAGTCCCAAGAGAATTCAATAGCATCTGGTGAGTCGTTAACAGTTTCGTGGTCACGAGAAGTTACACCAGCAGTTGCGTTGTAAACTAGATGGATTTCATATCCATAGTCAGTACCTGCAGTATCATTACCGATAAGAGTACGGTATGAAAGACCAAACGGCGCACGAGTTTGACCAGTTACACGCAAGCCTTTAACAGCACTACCATTTCCACCAAGGATTGCCGCAGATCCATCGCATGCTTCCCATTCACGAGGGTGAGTGTAAGCAGAGATAGAACCTTTGAAGTTTTCTTTGGCAACAAGGTTCAAGTAAATACCGTTATTAGCGTATTTAGCAGTAATGTCACCACCATCAGGTGATTCAGAAATTTTAGTTACACCATTCCATCCAACACCTTCACCATAAACACCAGTTTTAGTGTCTTGAACATAAAGAACAGTACGGTCAACACCAGTTTCATACAGACGTTTAGATGCTTCATCCCAAATAATTGCTTTTGATTGAGTTGATTCAGGCATAGTTTATACTCCTTTTATTTAATAATATATCCGGTAATACTCGTGATAAATACCGTCAGTCTTAGCATTGTTATTGTGTCTGCAATACTGAAACAGATTAAACATTGAGTCCTCAACAGAAATAGGTCTCTTTGACATATATGTTATTTTATATTCATGTTTAGTATTATACACACGGTTGTTAGAGTGTGTAGTATCTGTATAAGTATCACTGACAACAATACAAGGATAGGAAATCGAGTCTTTATCACCAGGTTGATAATAAACATTACCGGTTATAGTTTTTAACTTATTGATTAAAGATTCTAGCGAGCCTGCCATATGTTATCCCTTCACAATATTTAAATCGTCTTCTGTAATTTTAGCAATATCGCCAAGAATGGAAGACATTCGAGGAGGATAAGGGTCTGTTGACGCTACATCATATAAATCCCCATCATACTCTATATATTGTATACGCTTCGCAGTAGCTGGCGTACAGTTTGACATAACGTATGACATCTTCGTTCTAGATGACGATTGAAAATTAACAGAAGAACTATTAGTAAGAGTAACGTTGAGATTACTCATTGTCGCTCTTACTTTTTCTTTCTTAGTATACGTATACTCATAAGTTCCTGGGAATACTT